GCTGCAGCTGGAAGCCTTGTTGTGCGAATAAATAGTGTAGATTCTGTGGTAAACACAATATTTAATATTTCTACACCTGCAGGCGCTACACTTGTTGAACAGCTCCAACTGCCGGGTCAAGGAATTTTAACTGCTAGACAGGTTAATGACTACGCAGAAGTAATACCAACTAATATAACCGACTACACACTATTTTGTGGGTGATGTATGGCAACGGCAAAAAAAGCTAAACCTAAAGCTAGAAAAAAAGGCGTATCTTTAGCAGTAGGAAGGGGCGAAAAGCTCCCTGTCTCAAAAGGGGCGGGTCTTACTGCAAAAGGTCGCGCTAAATATAATCGAAAAACTGGAGCTAATCTCAAGGCTCCTGCACCCAATCCCAAAACGAAAAAGGATGCGGCTCGCCGTAAATCTTTTTGTGCACGAATGTCTGGTATGAAAGGCCCTATGAAAGATTCTAAAGGTCGTCCTACTAGAAAAGCAGCATCATTAAAAAGGTGGAAATGCTAATGAGTACCGAACGTGAACTAGGAGAACATTCAGTAGCTATTGACCATATGCAAAAAGATATGGACGAAGTGAAAGAAGATATCCGCCACCTAAAAATTGCTGTTGATAATATTGAAACTATGTTATCTGAAATAAAGGGTGGTAGAAGAATGGCTATGTGGTTTTGCGGTGCTATCGGTAGTGCAATTACAACGGTTATATATTGGTGGGCTGGTAAGTAATGCCAGCTAAAAGCGCCAAGCAACTTAAACTAATGCAGGCGGTGGCTAATAACCCTAAGTTTGCTAAAAAGGTAAACATTCCACAGTCTGTGGGTGAAGAATATTCTAAGGAGAGCAAGATGTACAATAAAAAAATGATGAAGGGTGGCAAAGTCAAGAAAATGATGGGTGGCGGTATGGCTATGGCTGATAGAGCCGGTACTCGTGCTATGGACCCAAGAATGGCTATGGCTATGGACGCGCGGCGTAGACAAGCTGCTATGGGCGGTATGAAACATGGCGGAAGCGTAAAAAATGAACTCGAAGAATTAGGTCGAGTAGACGCTGAAAAAGCTTACACTAAAAAAGGCAAACGTAATTTAAAAAGCGAAAAGAAACGTGTTGTTAACGAAATTAAGAAAAAAGGAATGAAAAAAGGTGGTATGGTTTCTTCTGCTTCTAAACGTGCAGATGGCTGTGTAACTAAAGGTAGAACTCGCGGTAAAATGGTGTGATATGAGAGCCTCTCGTGGAATGGGAATTATAAACCCTAAAAAGATGAAAGCCGGTGGTAAGGTTTTTAAGTCTCATATGATGTATGATAAAAAGACAGGCAAAGCAGTTAAAGCTCCGACTATGGCTAAACATTTAGAGCTAAAGAAAAAAGGCTATGGACACACTAAACCTACTAAAATGAAAGCTGGCGGCGCAGTCGCTAAAGTTAACAAGGTCATAAAAGGTTTAAAGAAAGCTTCTAAGTCACACGCTAAACAAGCTAAGACTCTTGAATCTGTTAAGCTAAAAAAGGGCGGGAGTGTAAAAGATGCTTGCTATCAAAAGGTAAAGGCTAGTTATAAAGTCTTTCCTAGCGCTTATGCTTCTGGGGCTATTGCTAAATGCAGGAAAAAGAAAGCAGGTAAATAATGGCTGTTCGTAAAACCAAAAAAGGTGCGGCATTAAAACGCTGGTTTAAAGAAGATTGGAAAGACGTAAGAACAGGTAAAGCTTGTGGTAGAAAAAAAGGTGAGACTCGTGGTACGCCTTACTGCAGACCTTCTAAACGTGTTTCTGCTAAAACTCCAAAAACATCTGGGGAGATGACACCTGCACAAAAGAGATCGCGTATAGCTCAAAAGAAAAGACTTGGGCAACCAGCGGGTAAACCTCGTAGAGTGGCAGCGCTTAAAAGAAAAGGTAAGAAATAATGACAACGACAAATACGCACAATTTTAATCTTGATCTTAACTTGCTAGTAGAAGAAGCGTTTGAGCGTTGCGGTGCGGAACTTAGAACAGGCTATGATTTAAGAACGGCTACTCGCAGTTTGAATTTACTTACTATTGAATGGGCTAACCGAGGTATTAATCTTTGGACTGTAGAACAAGCTACTATTCCTCTTGTTCAAGGTACTGCAACATATGATTTACCTACAACTACTATTGATCTTATCAGTCAGGTTATTAGAACAGGGACAGGAACAACTCAATCGGATATAACCATATCTAGAATATCTAATCCCACTTATGCTTCTATACCTAGTAAGAATGACACGGGTAGACCTATACAAGTTTATATAGATAGACAGGCAGCGGTTCCCAAAATAACTTTATGGCCTATCCCAAATGACGGAAGTTATACTTTTGTTTATTGGTTTTTAAAAAGAATTGACGATGCAGGCACGGGCGTTAATACCCAGCATATACCCTTTAGGTTTTTACCTTGTATGGTTGCTGGACTTGCTTATTATCTATCACTAAAGATTCCAGAAGCAGGACCTAAGATACAATTTTTAAAACAAGAATATGAAGAGCAGTGGCTACTTGCTTCTACAGAAGACAGAGAAAAAGCTACACTTTCTATAGCACCTAGACAATCATACGTATAAGGAGAATTAAAATGGCAGAATCAAAGAAAAGAAATAAAAAACTAAAAGAAAAATTTGAAGGGAAAGGCAAGACTCCTAATCGACTGTCAAAAAATCCTATAAGTGATAGAAGAATAGCTATTCAAAGGTTAGCCCCAGCAAGCGGTAAAAAGGGTGCAACTATGACCCAAAAAGAATATGAGAAAGCGATTATAGACCAAGAAAATTATAACCTTGGGTATTCACAAGGTTTAAAAGAACAAAAAAATTACATGAGTCCTACAAGTAAATTTTTTAGGAAAGCAGGAGGTATGGGGCTGTACAGGGATGACAACAGAATGCGTGCTATGCCAGGCTTGTCTGAAGGCGATCCCAAACAGAAAAATTTATCACCTTCGAGACAAGGTCGTCTTCAAGCAAGATATGATGTTAGTAAAACAATTAAAAAGAAAGCTGGTGGAGCACTAAAAGCACCCGCTAATCCCGGACTAAAAAAGTTACCTACAAAAGTTCGTAACAAAATGGGATATATGAAATCTGGTGGTAAAGTAGGCTACTCTAAAGGTGGCATTGTAGACAGACAGTATCTTAAAGGAAGATAATGAGTAATTCTTTTGCTAGTAAAAAGAATGCGATAGCAGACTGTGATGTTTGTGGGTTTCAATTTAAGCTAACAAAATTAAAAAGCTTAGTTATAAGAACCACGAAAACACAGATACTAGCGTGTCCTGAGTGTTGGAACCCAGATCACCCTCAGAACTTACAGGGTATGTATCCGGTTACTGATCCCCAGGCTATACAAGATCCTAGACCTGATAAGAGTTTTGTTATTGCGGGACCTTACAGCTCTAGAGATATACAATGGGGTTGGAATCCTGTAGGGTTTTCAAATCCTTTACAACTAGAAGGACTAGAGAATTATTTATTAGCACAAGGACAAATAGGAACCGTAACGGTTACTACAACTTAGGAGAAAACAATGAAACAGAACGAAGAAAGAAAACCTAAAATGGTAGATAGTTATACACAACCACAAGACGTACCTGTACCTAATACAGCAGGGTATCCAGAAAAAGATATTAAAACTACTGGTGTAGTAACTCGTGGTAATGGTTGTGCTACTAAAGGTACTATGGCTCGTGGGCCAATGGCATAAGGACAAGTAATGAACTATACAGAGTTAGTTGCTGCGATTCAGTCGTATACTGAAGACGAATACCCTACTGCAGATATTAATTTATTTATACAGCAGGCAGAGGAACGTATATTTAATTCAGTTCAAATACCTGACTTACGTAAAAATGTAACGGGAACTATGACAGCGGGAAGCAAATATCTTAATGTTCCTTCTGATTGGTTAGCTACTTTTAGTTTAGCTGTGATTGACACAGATAATAGTTACACCTATCTTCTTAACAAAGATGTAAACTTTATTAGAGAATCATTCCCTGATACAGATAATACTTTTTGGAAAAAACCAGAGTATTATGCGGTGTTTGATGATACAACTTTTATATTAGGAGCTACACCTGATGCTGCTTACGATAGCGAACTTCATTATTACTACTATCCTCAAAGTATCGTTGTTGCTGGTACTAGCTGGCTTGGGGATAATTTTGATAGTACACTACTATATGGATCGCTTTTGGAGGCGGCTACTTACTTAAAGGCTGACGCAGATACCATTACAAACTATAATAACCGTTATAAAGAAGCTATGGACTTAATTCAGAATTTAGGTG